GGTATGGAAAATATGAGCATAGGTATGGAAAATATGAGCATAGGTATGGAAAAAAAGTATATGGGGGGTATGCTCAAAATTACACCTAATAATATAGATATATATAATATAGATAATAATATAGATAAAAGAATACCACCTAACGGTGGAACACAATCTAACGATTGTGTTATTACTACAGAAGAGGCTGAACATTCTCTAATCAATACCGAAGAATGTAGCAATAGATGGGATACTACAGCTAAGACTACTACAGTAGAAGATACGGATGTTCATTTGGCGTATTCTTCTTATGATGAGAATGATGCGCTTGTTAAAAATTTAACCAATGAGCAGTGTGTTGCAGATGTTATTAGAGACTATTCATCAATGAGTGATACTAAGCAAGAGGAAGCACCTAAAAAGAAGAAGAGACGTTCACAGTTAGAGAGAAGTGTAGATTGTGCTAAAGAATACAGTTTACCTGAAAATGTATTAGCCGCTTTAACTGGATACTTTGAGATGAGGCAGAATAAGATAAAAGAAAAGGATAAATCATACCTACTTTCACTTCCAGCGTGTAAAAGGATTATTGAGGATAAAGTATTAGTATGGCTAAAAGAAAGCACAGAGGAAGATGTCATTAATTCAATTGTAGTGTCGACAGAAAAACAGTATAGAAGCTTGTTTGAAGCAAAGAATAGCTATTCAGGTAAATTTAAAGAACCTGGAATTATTGGAAAGAAGTATACCGATGAGGACAAGATAGAAAAAGAACGGTTAGCAGATACCCTCGAAGATATACCAGAATGTTTTTAAAATAGTTATTGACTTTATATATGATATTTGTATATAATAATATTATAACAAGAAAGGGCATAGGACATGGAAAAAGAAGTTATATTCAATATCATAAATCCGGGAATGGAGTATAATGAGAATGATATTAGATTTCAAGAAATGATGTTTATGATTAACAACTCAGGTGTGCCACTTAATCGGTTAAACTCGAAGCTTTATCCAGAGAAGTGTGACATCGCAAGCTACTCCGAACTACGCGAGATTCAAAAGGATATTGTAAACTTTGTTGATGGCGGCTCTAATGTGTACATCTTTAGTAAAAACTGTGGTAATGGGAAAACAACGTGGGGAATAAAGTTGTTACTACAGTATTTCAATGAAGTATGGGCATGCAACTCATTTACTGAAAGAGGAATGATTATCAACGTCCCGTTATTCTTATCAGAGATTAAGAATGATATTAGCAAGAAAGATAAAAAGACACTAGAAATTAAAGAGAAGTTACAAAATCTTGACTTAATCGTATGGGATGACATCGGCTCAACAGACTTATCCAGTTTTGATTATACTCAGATTCTTACATACCTTGATTACAGGTCGTTTAATCTTAAATCAAATATATTCACAGGTAATACAAGTCCATCTGATTTATCAAAGTTTTTAGGTGACAGGATAGCTAGTCGAGTACTTTACGGTGCTAAAGTGATTGAGTTCTTAGGAGAGGATAGGAGATACTAATGGTAGCATTACAGTTAATAAATAAAATTTTATCAACAGGGGATATTAGTTTATTAAAAGACAATGCAATTACACCAGAGCATTTCCTTGACTATAAAAAAGAGATTGACTACATATTAGACCACTATAATGCTTACGGAAATGTACCTGATGTTCCTACATTTTTAGATAATTTCAGGGGATTTACTATTAACGAAGTAAAAGAATCTGATAGATATCTAGTGGATAAGATTAGAGAAGAATATCTTTATTCTGAAATGGTACCTGTTTTACAAAAAGCTGCTGACATGCTTAGAACAGATGCAAATGAAGCATCACGATATATATCAGAAAAGGCACAGGAATTAATTCCTCAATACACTACTCCGTCAGTAGATATAACCAATGACTTAACTCGTGTTGAAGAGTTTAAAAGTCGCTCAGAGGATGAGAACGGATTTTGTATCCCAACGGGGTTTCAAGAATTAGATTCTGCCATATCGGGGTGGGAAACTAAAGAAGAATTTGTAGTATTTGTTGCCAGAACCAATCAAGGAAAATCATGGATTTTACTAAAATCAATGGAACACGCGTGGAAAATAGGAAAGAACGTAGGATTTATCTCACCTGAAATGAGCGCATCGAGACTAGGATATAGATTTGACACCTTAGTAACAAATTTCTCAAATCGCTCTCTCATGTCCGGTGATACATCTGATTTATCTGTAGATGATTATAAATCATATGCCGATTCATTAAAGAATGTCGGAGGAAAGTTCTTAGTATCTACTCCAAAAGACTTCAATAAGCAGATAACAGTAACGAAGTTAAGAAGTTATATTCAGAATAATAAACTAGATATTCTTGCAATTGATGGAATTACTTACCTCAGTGATGAGAGGTTTAAAAAAGGAGACTCAAAGACAATTACATTAACTAATATTAGTGAAGATTTAATGCAGTTATCTAATGAATGTGAAGTTCCTATTCTAGTAGTTGTTCAATCTAATCGTGGCGGAGTTAAAGAAGGTGAAAATGATACACCTGAATTAGAGGATATCCGTGATAGCGATGGTATCTCACATAATGCAACTAAGGTAATCTCTCTTAAACAAAAGGAGTCTGCAATTGTAATGACTGTAAAGAAAAACAGATACGGACGTGTCGGAGATGTGTTTACATATTGGTGGAATATAGATAAAGGAGAATTTGAGTGGATGGCTGACAAAAACGATTCTGTTCCGAAAAAAGAGCGTGATTTACGAAAAGAAGAGTTAAAAAGTAATTATAATAGTAGTATTTTATTCTAGGAGAAAATATGAAAACTGTTACAATAATTGATGTTGTGTCATTGCTTTTACTTGGCGATAGATATAGAAGAGAATTACAATTGCCTTTATTTATTTCTACTCAGTATGATCAGATTGGTTACATAACATCAATTAGAGTTGAAACTATTAATGAAGAAGAATGGTTTATAGATTGCTATGATGGGTTAGGCGTATATAGTGAAGTGTATTCAAAGCTAAAGGAGGAACTAGATGGCACTGAGTCATAAGAAGAAGATTAAAATCGCAATTAGAGATTTAAAGTTGTTGAAGAAAACAAGACCTCATTTACAAGAAACACTTGACTTATCGATAAATTTACTGGAAAGAGAGCTATTAGATGCTAAAAGTAATCGCTAAGTTAAAGGAGGATTTACTTCGGCAAGGAATAGATGTTTTTAATAACAGCAGGATAGTGGGAAAGGAATATAGTACTACTTGTCCATTTCATAAAGGTGGGAACGAGAAAAGGCCATCCTTTGGAATACTTCTTGAAAGGGACGGAAAGAAAAGAGCCGGGCTATGTCATTGCTTTAGTTGCGGCTGGAGTGGTAGCATTGAGAAGTTGGTATCAGAATTGTTTGGGTACAATGACAACGGTGTGTTTGGCCATGAATGGATGAAGGGCAATTTCAATATAATTGAAATAAGACAAAGAGAACCAGTTTGCATCGATACAGAGAGGTTTATCCAGGAGATAGAGTATTTTACAGGGTATGATAAATACAGGAATTACAGCGAATATTGGGAGACACGAGGTATAAACGCTGAGTCAGTTAAACGCTATGATTTAGGGTATGACTTAGAAAAGGGTGCAGTAACATTTCCCGTAAGAGATAAGAGAGGAAATATTTTATACGTTGCTACACGAAGTATAAAAAATAAGGTATTCTACTACCCTAAATCGTCTATAAAGCCGTTATACGGCGTATATGAGTACCTAAATGATATTGTAAATGAAGAGCTGTATTTAACGGAGTCAATGATTGATACAATTTATTTAAGGCAGTTTGGATATAACAGTGTAGCTTTAAATGGATTGGGAACAAAAGCACAGATTGATGAATTATCAAAGCTACCTTATAGAGTACTAATAGTAGCTACAGATAATGATGTAGCAGGGGAATCAGTTATGAAAAAGGTAAAAGAAAAAATAAAGGGTAAATTAATTTATAGAATAAACTTTCCAGAAGGAAGAAAAGATGTAAATGAGTTTTCTACAGAAGAGATGAAAAACATATCTTATTCTAGTTGACTATTTAAGTGTCTTATGTTATAATAAAAGCATAAGATGAAGTATATAGATAAAGAAGGGAACGGAGCTACCTTATTGATAAGAAAAGAGGGTAAGGTAGTATTAAGGCTTAGAGGCGGTAAGTGTATTACACTAAGTGATAGTGAATTTAAAAAAGATTGGGAGGAAAAAAAGTCTGATAAACTATTTAATATTGAATTAACACCTGACTTAAGGTTAGAAGAAGATGACGTTGAAGAAATATTAGACTTCATGAACTATGATGTAAGTCAGTTTAATCCTAATATTAAAGATAAAAAATACATAAAACCGCCTATTAGATCTGTATTTGAGATGAAGGGAGATGAGTACCCTGAATTAGATGGAATATATGAAATACTATGTAATGAAAATATAGCTTGTGTTTTAAGGACAGAGTATATAACTGTAGGTAAAGATGTAAAAATAGCGTTCAATACAAGTAAAAACCATAGAAAGCTGTATGTTAGGATTTCATTAGAGCTTGCTGAGAAGTATTCTGGAAATGATACAATAGTATTTAAACATAGTAATAAAAAATGGATAAAAGATAGAAAATTATATTATGCTATATTGGTGTTCGATATGGCACACTTAAAAACCGTATTAAAAACGATACTAAAGGAGAAAAATTTAAATGGCAAGAATTAAAGCAAGTGACTTTGAACAGCAGAAACAAAACTCAAACACAGGTTATTTTAGACTAGTTGACGATGGGGATACCGCACGAGTAAGATTTTTATATAACACATCGGATGATATTGAAATGTTTTCAGTATATCAGGTAGATGTAAATGGAAAGAAACGCTGGGTAAATTCACTCAGAAATTACAATGAGCCGTTAGAGAAATGTCCGTTTTCAAGATTAAGTGGGGTTAAACTGCAAAATAAATTATTTATTCCGATCTACAATATTGATGAAAATTGTGTTCAGATTTGGGAAAGGGGGTTCACTTACCAGAAGAAGTTAGAGCCAATCGCTAAAAGATTTGAGCCAATCTATTCAGCGGTTGTGGAAATTTCCAGGAGTGGTAGAAAGGGGGATAAGGAAACAACTTATAACTTTTTTTTAGAAGGGAGAGATGATAACTTCGATATTAGCAAAGTAGATGTTATTGACCCGTTAGGTACTATTATTTTAGATAAATCCTATGAAGAGATGGAATATTATGTAAATAACGGGTGTTTTCCAGAAAAAGCCTCAGTAGGTGTACAGCAAGTACAGCGGCGTTCACCGTCAACGATTGAGTACTAGGAGATAGCCATGGCATTTATATCAATGCCGATGCATAGAAGTAGTAAAGATGTAGATAGGGGCTTAATAGGTAAGTCCCTATTCTATTCTGAATGTAAAGAAAATTATAATCTTAAATGCAACGGTATAATCGAAAAAGTAAGCCGGATAGAAGAAAGATTTAATGATAGTCTTTCTGAGTATGAGAATGGCTATACATTAGTTCTTGATGAAAAAGAACTAGAAGATTATGTAGATAAATGTGTAGAAAATGGAATAGCGGCTATTGATACCGAAACAGAAGGACTTGATTATTATAAAGACAGAGTAGTTGGATTCTCATTATACACAAAAGGTGAAAAAGCAATATATTGCCCACTACTTCATAAGAATTATGTAACAGGTGAATTAATAGAAAATCAAGTAAGTTATGAATCAGCACGAAAAATTTTAAGTAAATTGAAAGAAATAAAGCTGGTATATCATAACGCAAAGTTTGACATACTAATGATAAAGCATAATATTGGTGTTGAATTACCTTATTACTTTGATACTAGTATAGCTTCAGTATTATTAAATGAAAATGAGCCGCATGGGTTGAAGTATTTATATGACAAATACTTAGGGAAAAACACAGGCGAAGCAAAAGCGTTCTTAGACTTATTTGAGGATGTACCATTCGATAGGGTTCCATTAGAATATGGATATGTATATGGTGCAAGAGATGCTTATATTACATTTAAGCTTTATGAATATTATGCAGATTTTTTGAGTAAATATTCAGAATTGAATATAAGATATAATTTACAATCTGTATCCGATGTGTTTTGGAATATTGAAATGCCGTATATAGCAGTATGTATTGAGATGGAGGAAAATGGAATAGGATTTGATATTGAACTCCAGGAAGAATTAAAAGCACAATATGAGGGAAGATTAAATACAGTAAAAGAAAAACTATATAAAGAATTGAATAAATATAGTATTAAAATCAATGAATATAGGGGTAATTTAGGAGTGTTTAGCGACCCAATTAACTTATCTAGTCCAAAACAATTAAGCACATTATTATACAGTGTGATGGGGATAAAAGATATCTATGACTCTTCAACATCAAAAGATACATTAAAGGCGATAGGAACTGATTTTACGCTTACATTACTTGATTACCGCTCATTAGAGAAGCAGTTAAACTCATTTATTAATGCTCTACCGGAAATGGTAAAGCCTGACGGTAAGATTCACGCTAACTTTAAACAGCTTGGGGCAGTAACAGGTAGAATTTCATGCACATCCCCTAACCTTCAGCAACAAAGCTCTCATAATAAAGATATTAGAAATATGTTCGTAGCAGAGGATGGAAATGTTTTGATATCCTCAGACTTCTCTAAACAAGAACCTTTTATAATGAGTGTAATGGCAAATGACGTTGATTTACAGGAGTCCTTTAAAAACGATGAAGATGTATACTCAAGGCTTGCCGCAAAAGCATTTAACAAGACGTATGAAGAGTGCCTAGAATTTAATCCAGATGGGACATTAAATAAAGAAGGTAAAGAAAGAAGAAGCCAAGCTAAAACGTTGTTATTAGGTATCCTATATGGAAGAGGAAAAGAATCTATTGCTAAACAATTGGGAACATCATTAAAAAGAGCGGAAGAAATAAAAGAATCTATTTTTACTGCATTTCCTAATATTAGAGGATTTGTTGATGATACAGACAAGATGTCAGAAGAAAATGGATATGTAACAACATTTTTCGGAAGAAAAAGAAGAAAGCCATCAAAGACTCAGGCGGTTAATGCTAGAATACAGGGAACAGCCGCATCAATGAGTAAAATAGCAGGGTTAAACATATGTAATAATGAAAGACTTCGTGAACTAGGATTTAAGCTACTAGTACCGATCCACGATAGACTTATACTCAATTAACTTGTCGTGGTAAAACTTCTCGATATGCTGGAAACAAAAAACGTAGCACTACCAACGGTTAAAATGTGCTGCGTGTCGTGTACTTATGTGATATAATTAAGTAAAACGTGTATGCAATCAGCAGGGAGGGTATATGAATAAAGAATTAAATCAATTATTATTAAGTTTGAGGTTAGGTGATGGAAGTTATCCATGTAGCTCAGAAAAATTAGGTACTTATAAACTATATACAAGTTCTATAAAAGAAGATTATATAAAGTATAAAAGGTCTATATTAACAAAAAACGGGATATACACAAGAGATGTAAATGCGAAGTCTGGGTATGGAAGCGATAAAAAGATATTTGCATTTTCGACAAATATAGAGAAGTGTATTTCAGAAGTAGCTGTAATGGATAAAATTGATGTTATAAATAGTCTTGATATGAATGGGCTTATTTTATATTATCTTGACGATGGTTCACTACACAAAAGTAAAAGAACAATACATCTTTATTGTAGTTCATTTTCAGATGAAGAGGTAGAGTGCTTAGTAAATAAGGTGCATGAACTATTAAAAGAAAAGATACCTAAGAGGTATAATGACATTAAACGGGATGGAAGAGTATTTCCATATTTATATCTTCCGGTAGATACAGCAAAAGTATTGTCAGAATACACAAGAGAATTTTTACTTAATAATAAAATAGATTCTTTATTGTATAAAACTATACCACCCTCACAGACTATCGAACGTATAGCTAAATAGGAACTGCATAATTACTATTTAGGACTAAGCAAGTAGAGTACGGCCATATTGAAATATATGGTGGAGATGAGTACCTTAAATGGAAGCGGGAAGGCATAGTGCAGATGTATGATATAGTCGAGTGCGTTAATAAAACGTACGTTATGGAGTATTTAGGGGAATGCCCTGAAGAGAACGCAAAAGAATGTGCAGAGGTTTTTAGTAAATGTATGAAAGATTCTGCTAAACCTTTTGGACTTGAAATAAAAACGGATATATCGATAACAAAGAGATGGGGAGGTGAAGAACTAAGTGTTTAAAATAAGTAAAAAAGAGTTTTTATCTAATTTAAAGATATTAAAAGAAGGATTTAAAGAAATACCTTCTGAACCTAAAACCTCCCTTTTAGGAATAAAGGTTATTGATACTAAACTTGAGTTTAGGCTTGTTCAGGCACTTTACATAACTAAAGTAGAGTACGAAACAAATACGCTTTTCTCAGTAAATAATTCAGATTACTGTATATTATTTAAACCATTGTTTGACTTTATTAATAAAGAGTGTGAAGAAGATTTATTGATAATTGATGTAAAAAATAATATGCTGATTATAAATGATAAAGAGTTTAATGTAGTAGTTTATGGAAAAGGGGATAAGTGTAAGCTTCCTGATTTAATGTTTGATTTTACGGAGCCATATTACCAGGAAATTATGAATACGTGTATGTTCACAAAATTATCTGGAATAGCGAATAGGGTAAAGACGTCAAATAATGTAATATGTAAAGAGGGGAGTGTGCAAGGATGTAACGATAGTTTTTCTTTTATAGTTGATACAGAGTATAAAGATGGGCATAATAGTACTGGGTTAAATTGGGCTGTTCCACAGGAATGCTTAAAAATATTAGCTAAGTTTAATACAAAAGAAATAGCTGTAATAGATAAACTGTATTATACTCTATTTAGTGTTATAAAAGAATGCCATAAAGAAAACGGTGCCTATGACTTAAATATAATGTTATACGTAATAAAATCTAATAATTTTTACGAAGAGGCTACTATAGAGGTATTTGATAAATCGAAAATTATTGATAGAAAATCGTTAGTTAACTTTTTAAGCTCATCAGAAATAACCTCTAAAAATAGGTTGCATATGGAGTTCATTAATGATAAGCTAAGTGTAGAAATAAACGATGAATTTGAGGAGGGATTCTCAGTTAAGGCCCCTGATTTCTTATTTATAGTAAAAAAATTTTGGTCAAAGGAGGTAGAGGTTAGGTTGTCAGAAAATAGTATTATACTAATTGGAGGCGGACTTAAAGTAGCCTTTATTGGGGGATAATGGCAAGGAGTTCATTAAAAAATATTTTAAAAATGGTTAATAACGATGATGCGGGATCTCAATTTATAAATGACCTTAACTTTAGTATAGTAAAACAAGATAAGTTACGAATGAGGACACCGTCACAATCATTTAAGCCTTCGTCAATGAATTGTGTAAGAAATATGTATTTTCAAGTTACTGGGAAAGAGCCTGTTAAAGATGTTCCTCCCTCTCTTATCGGTATAATGGAATCTGGAACAGATAGGCATGAGAGGATACAACGTTCAATAACAGACATGAAAGAATCTGGAATAGACTGTGAGTTTATAGATGTATCTGATTATGTTAAAGAAAAAAAATTGAATATTAAAATAATCGATAAAAAGGAGTACGAAACAAAGCTATATAATACAGAGCTTAATATATCGTTCTTATGTGACGGTATAGTAAAATATAGAGGAAAGTATTATATTTTAGAGATTAAAACCGAAACATCAAGTAAATATTGGAAACATACAGGTGTTAGAGAAGAGCATATAGAACAGGCTACTACTTATTCAATTTGCTTAGGAATTAATGATATACTATTTTTATACGAGTGCAGAGATTTCTGCGATAAGAAAGCATTCCATCTTATAATTACAGATGAAATGAAAGGTTCTGTAATAAGTAAGATTAATGAGGTTAATTCAGCAATACAGGAGGAAAGAATCCCAGAAGAGCCATATAAAAAAGATATAAATTTTAACAGAGATTACTGTAGATATTGTAATTACAAATATTTATGTAGGAGGAATTAATTGGGAGTAAATAGAGGGAAGCAGTTTGAAGAACAGGTTTTTAAGGGATTCAAACGAATTGGTGATTGTGATATTACTCGATTACCTGACCAGATGTCCGGTTATAAAGGAAGCACAAATGTATCTGATTTTATTGTATTTAATTCCGGGAATTTAATTTATATTGAGTGCAAGTCTTTATATGGGAACACACTAAATCTTAAGAAGATTACTCAGTTAGATTCATTAACAGAAAAAGAATTAATTCCGGATGTAAGTGCTGGAGTAATGGTTTGGTTTATAGACCACGATATTACATTATATATCCCTGTAAGTGAGTTAAACAGATTAAAAAAGGAAGGAAAGAAAAGCATAAACATAAAGGACATCGATTCAATTAAATCTATAATCATACAAGGAAAAAAGAAAAGAATATTGTTTGAATATGATTTATACCCGTTTTTAGATTATTTTATGTGGTGGAAATAAATTGTTTAAATCAGAATCCTTATTAGATAAGAAATTAAAGTCAGATGCAGTAAGCAAAGAGGTTCAGGAGGTGTCAGATGAAATAGCAAAAGAGTACACAAAAGATTTAGATAAGTACGTTCATTTTATACGCAGTATTTTAAAGGACGGAGAAAATCCTCCTTCAATACAAGAGCTTGAGGACTACTGTATTAACCTTCCTGTTTTAATCTACTATGCAAGTGAAATGCAGGAAAAGTTGGGGATAAAGGACGATATAAGCAAATCCTTATATAAGAGGGCCTATAACACGCATAGGATGCGTCAAGAGGTAGGTACAGTTGCCGATAAAACAAGCATAGCAGAAGAGCTTAGTAATGATGAATTGATTATAAGCATATGCTATAAAAGGGCGTATACAATAGTAAAAAATAAAGTAGACGCCGCTCAGGAACTTCTGTCAAGCTGTAAAAAGATTATAACTAGAAGAATTAGTGAGCAGGAATTAACTCGAATTAGTTAGGAGAAATTACTTGAAAATTGAGAATGTAAATGTATATGGAATAGATAACGCAATTAGAGTAGCAAAGTTTCCGATGGCAATTAAAACAGAGACATTGGACAGCCATATAACATCGGGGATTAAAGGGCTATCGAGGTCAGATACAGGTGCTGGACACGATAATTTCTTAAACGGAATAATTGTTCAATTTGATATGACATTTTCAAACAAGATGAGTGTTGAGCTGGAAAGGTATCATTTTATTGATTTTATTTCTTCTCAGTCAACTATCCATAAATTATCTAAAATGGACATTGATAAATGTTGTAACGAATATGTAACAGAAATAGCAAAGAATAATTTAAAGAATTTAGTTGATAACTATAATAAAGTAGAGGATAAAAACTCAGATAAAGCAAAAGAGCTTTACTTAAAGTGCTTATATAATACTCCTTCTGGATTTGAATTAACGGCAGGGTTCACTACTAATTATAGACAATTGAAAACAATATATTTCCAGAGAAAGAACCATAAGTTACATGAGTGGAGAACATTCTGTAAATGGATGGAATCACTACCACTGTTTAAAGAATTAATTTTAGGTTAGGAGGTAGTAATGTACATTGACCCGTTTTTAGTTGGATTTATTGTAGGTAACGCAACTATGTTAGTTGCATTAATTACAATAGCCTCTTTTTCGGTAAAAGGAAAGTAAATAGTGGCACAAAAGAAATTTAAAATGGATGCTATTATAGCAGAGCATAACAAGAAGTATAAAGAGGATATAATGACAAGGGGGGTTAGCCATATTGAGTGTGACAGAATCCCCTTTTCATCCCCTAGATTAAATTACTGTTTGAGAGGTGGAATACCTAGGAATAGGATAATTGAATTTGCTGGAGATGAGTCCTCGGGTAAGACTACTACAGCACTTGATTTATGTGGGAACGCTCAGAAGTTATTTAGAAAAGAATGGGAAGACACTGATAACCCTTATGAAAAAGAGCGGGGAGAAAAAAAGGTTCTATTCCTTGATTGTGAAAATACCTTAGATGAAGAATGGGCAATTAAATTAGGGGTAGATGTAGCTAACATGTACATTATAAATCCTCAGAGCCAGTATGCAGAAGAATTGTTTCAGATTGTTGTGGAAGCGATTGAAACAGATGAGATAGGATTAGTGATTATTGACAGCCTTGCTGTTCTTCAAAGTAGGCTAGAGTTTGAAGAAGATATGGAGAAAAAGACCTATGGAGGTATAGCAAAGGTACTGACATTGTTTGTACGAAAAGTTATACCTTTGTGCAGAAAGTATAACTGTACTATTGTAGGGATAAATCAGCTTAGAGAGGATATGTCAGGGTTCAACCGTAAAATAACGCCAGGAGGAAAAGGATGGAGATTTGCATGCTCACTTAGAATATTCTTTAATGTAGGGGATTACTTAGATGAATCATGCTCAAAGATAAATAAATCCTCAGAAACCCCTTCTGGGCATAACGTAGAGTTCTTTATCGCTAAAAATAAACTTGACCCTCCTAACAGAAAAGCAGGGTACTATACGTTAATGTATGACTATGGTGTTGATAGTTTAATTGATTTAGTAGATGTAGCTGTAATAGCCGGTTCAATTAATAAAGCTGGAGCATGGTTTACATTATGTAAAAATGAGGATGGAGAATTGCTGAGTGATGATAATGGGGATGCACTGAAATTTCAAGGTAAAGGAAAATTATGCCAGTTCCTTTACGAGAATGAGGAGATTAAAAATATCATACAGAAAGTAACCGATAAATTAGTATAGGGGGGGGGGTAAATCCTCCCTAGTTTTTTTTTAATTTATATATTGCAATTTATGTGTCTTATGTTATAATAAATATATAAAGGAGGAGCATTGACAAGGAATAAGAACAGTACAAGGTACTACAGTAAAAAACAGGAAGATAAGGTAGCAAAGATTGTGGGAGGAAAAACAGTATCCAATAGCGGAGCTGTTATGTTTGATGCGGGGGATGTAAAAACGAAGGAGTGGTTAATTGAGTGTAAAACAAAAGTAAACCCCTCGGAGTCCATTTCAATTAAAAAGAGCTGGATGGACAAATTAGAGGAAGAGGCGTTTTCTACTGGAAAATTTTATTCATCTCTTGCATTTGATTTTGGGGGAGGGGGTGAAATATATTTTATAATTAGAGAGAAAGAATTTAAGAGGATACTAAATGAACTTGAATGGAGCTAAAGGATGTACGTGTAGAGATTGCGATAAAAGAGAGTTAGGGTGCCACTCTACTTGTCAGGAGTATATAGAATATAAGAAACGTACCGAAGAGTATAAAAATAAAAGGGATAGTTCAAGAAATCATGAGTTTGTGTATATAAATTATAAAATGGATACAATAATAAAGAGGGAGCGAAAAATGTCATGATTTGTATGTGTAATAATTGTGGTAACTACAATGAAAATTTTAGCAATAACTGTAGAG